CTGGCAAGCGCGAGTCTCTATGACGATACGGCCAGTCAGGGATTGTGGAAAGCCACCAAGGCCCGCGACACGGCCAATATCGCCTATGCCCGGATCAATCTCTACGACGACACGGCCAGCTTGGGATTGTGGAATACGGGCAACAATATCACAGTCAGGCGGGTCAATACTGATACTATAAGATCTCATAACGGCGATGGGGATCTCTATCTGGAGGTTGGCACCGGAATCGTGGTGATTCGGGACTTGAATGATAACGGCCCAGGCCAATTGTACTTCCGCGAGAAACCGTCCAACGGAACCAGTTACATCGGTCTTGAGGCTCCGGCCTCTCTCAGCGCAAGCAAGCTCTTTGTTCTTCCGGGTGCGGATGGAAACAGCGGGCAGGTGGTATCGACAAACGGTGTGGGCACTCTGTCATTTACCACGAGAGCTACGCAGGCGGAGATCAACGATTCTCTGCTGACCGTTCGGAACACAGCGAACGCTGCGTACAGCGAGGCATATCTGGCCATGGATACGGCCAGCATTGCTCTTAGGCCAAGAGTCCAGGCGGGGACAGCGGTGCTGCCGGCATCGCAAACCCTCGATACCGTTATCATCAAGAATGCTGCTGGTATCGTTCAGCACTATGTGAACCAGTATACTTATGCCGTGTTCATTACACCGATTGGCTACAATAACGTGGCCGACATCTGGTATGGCCCGACCGGCAATGTGTACGACTCGCTTACTGTTTGCGGGAACCTCACAACCGGCTATTTACTGACCGACTCCTCCTTTGCAGTTCATAAACTTTGGAACGGGACATACGACTTGCGCATCTACTGGATGGTGATGCGGATTCTTTAGGAGAAGGTGACATGCCCAAAGCAGGGATTTCACAGGCAGAGTACGAAGCGCGGGAGCGGTTTAAGAAGAAAAAAGCAGCGGCATCCGGCGCGGCGGCCGAGATTGCTTCTGGGACAGCGTCCGTTCCCAGTGTTGTGCCAGCCGCAAAAACTTCGGGGACGGCAACGGCACTGCCTGCCGGGAATGCCGTGCCGGCCGCTGGGGCAGCCGGAGAGATTGCCACCGGCATAGTGGAACTGACGCCTAAGTCCGGGCTGCCGGAGGCCAAGGGTCTTGATGCGGGCGGTTCGGGGAAACCAGTCATCACCGAGACGACTATGGATACCGGCACCACGCCCGAGAGCCCTCCGCCGGATCTCGAAGCGATAGATGAGGGTCAGGGGGGGAAACCGGTTGCAGTACCAGAATCGGACACCACCCCGCGAGGATACAACTCTATGCTTTGGGGAGAAATCAGGATGCAGCCCCCCAAGCGTTATGAAATTCCCGGCATGGATGCAGAATGGGCATGGTTCTCAGCACCTAATGAATTGCGGAATGATTATGATTTTATGATGCAATGGGATGCTCTGCGGGCTGAAGCTGAATCGTTAGCAAGGGAGGCCCGAAGTCAGGACCTTACAATTCCTGAGATGAGGCGGGGGGGGCTGGCAGATCTTTACCGTAAGCAATTCGCCGATCTTCGAAACCGGCAACAGTCCTTGATTGACAGTTTTTGGACCACCTCAAATGGTCAACCTGGGGACGGCTCAACGATTTATGATCCGGCACGTGAGGATCCGGATCCCAATCCCACAGACCCCGATAGCGAAACGCCAATACCAACTAAAACGCCAGCCCAACTCGCAGCTGATCAGGCTCTCAAAGATGCACTGGCCATGCTGGCGGCAGCCCAGGCCGGTGACCAGGGAACCGGAGCGGCGCAAGCAGCGGTCAATGCTGCAATGAGCCAGTATTTATCGGTGTTTGGTGGTAATGGCGGCGGGAGTGGCTGGACACCACCGGTTCTTTCTGCTGCGGAACGTGAAGCATCGGGCGGCGGGACGACGGCAACCGATCAAACTGGGCTGGTTACAGGTGATGCGACCACGGGTCAATCGGATGCTCAGAGCGCTGCGGATGAAATTGCTGCGGGCAGTCAGCAGCAAACGGCGTTACCGGCAGTGGATCCGCAACAGGAGAAAATAAAGAAGATGGGGGATTTGGGCAGACAGTTACAGGAGGCGGTTGCCAAGGGTGACATGATTGCAGTGGGCAAGATCAATGCAGAAATGACAGCGTCATTGGCTGTGCCCGCAGCGGCAGGAACTCAAATGGCATCAGTGACCGATCCCAATCAGGCGGCGGGCGGCGGTGGAGTTCCTGTTGCTGATGGCGGCAGCACTGGCGGCGGGACGGAGGCGACTACGGCCGGGACCGACTTCGGGGACTTGCTGAACAAGATCAAGAATGGTGTTGGTGTTACTCCAAACGATGTTCCCACGGGACTGACACAGGAGCTTCTTGACAGTATTATGAAACAGTCGCCGGAACTGACGCCGGAGCAGCGGGCGGTGATCGAGCGTGATGCTGATGAAGCGATGGCGTCGGCGTTGTCTGCTCTGTCGGCGCGGGGTATTGGTCTGGGATCTGATGCTGCCAAAGCGCTTGTTTACGGTGAGTTTCAGAAAAAGTCGATGATTGCGGCGGAACAGGCGCGGATTCGCTCAGAGAATACACGGAATGCGCTGGCGGCGGCAGGACTCTCGATCGAGAATTTGAAGAACGCCCAGGGATACTCGATGCAACAGCGGCTGGCTACGCTTCAAGAAACACTCGGCATTGCTGATATCGTTCAGAAACAGCAAGATTCCGCTGCGCGAGCTAACGAGTTCGCCCAAACGTTTGGATTGGATCAGGCGAAGTTTGGAGAAGCTGTTCGCCAGTATGATAAATCATTCGGGCTGGATGAAGCCAAGTTCGAGGAAATTAAGAAACAGTTTGCCGACACGTTTGGTCTGGACACCGAGAAATTCAAGGCGGCGGTTGATCAGTTTGAAAAAACCTTTGGGCTGGATAAAGACAAACTGGCGGAAGCCAAGCGGGAGTTCGAGGCTGAGTACCTCGTGAAGGTTGAGGATCAGGCGTTCATGCATGCGCTTCAGACGGGGCAGTTGAGTCTTGAGGCGATCAGGGTGGATAACAGTCAGCAACTTGCATTGATCCAGGAAGCGAATGACGTTATTCAGAAAACGGCAGACCGTGATTTGGAAGAACGTCTTGGAATCAGCAAGCTGCAACTAACGGCAATGCTCAGTGGCCGGGAAATGGATATCAGCGAAGCGTCTCTTGGTTTGCAGAAATGGATGGCGCAGATGGGATATCAGGTTGATTTGGCCAAAATCGAAGCTGGTCTTGAGGGGCAAATAGATGCCAACCGGCGGGCTGGCGATGCCAATGCGAATGCCGGCATGTGGCAGGCGATAGGTCTCTTTGCGATGCTGCTTCTTTAATGAACGGATGATATTATGACTGGGATTAACATTGCATCGTATCGGACTAAACTGACAGGGCTTTTTCGCCAGCAGAACATTGGTGAACAGCTTAAACAGCCATCCGGGTTTGAAAAGTTCATTGAGATGATCCAGCCGTTTGTGATGCAGAAGAAAAAAACGGCCGCAGAGGAGAAGAAGACCGCCGAGGCCCGCGCCTATGGGGAGCAACGGACGAAGGAAGCGCGTGAGTATGAGGAGCAAGTGACACGGGGCAGCGAGCAGCGGGCAGAGAATCGCCGGAGTGATCAATCGCTTGATCAGGCTGCGCTGGAAGGTGAAAACCGGAAATTACTTGGGCAAGTCCATGACCAGCGTGACGCATTGGTCGACCAGTTTTGGCAGGCGCAAACTTCAGCGGAGCGCAGGCCGATTATGGGCAGGATTCGCTCTCTCGATGCACGGGCCGAGAATCTTGGAGGCAAGGCTATTGGTGATCAGATATTGAAAGACGTGTCGGCGTTCGAGGAAAAGACCCCAACCCCAGCAGGTGAAAAAGCCCCGGTTGTCAAACCAAGTGCCCAGCGGTTTATCGACATGCTTGATCAATGGGGCGCTGAACAGGGGCGCACTCCACAAGAGAAATTTGCCGCCAGCGGTCTTGCGGCTGCCGCCGAAACCAATGGGCTGACGGTTCAAGAAGTGAATGACATCTTGGCACTTGTGCAGCCACCAGAAGCCGAGGCTGCTCCCGGTGGTATCCAATCCGGGGATTTGCTTTCGCCAGAGGCGGGGAAACAAGCCGCCGGGACAATGGAGAAACTGACGCAGCGCAGTCAGTTGAGCGATTTTGAAGCAGCATCGGATACGACGGGTGCTGTCACTCTTGGTATGGGTGCAACGCAACTACCGGTATCTGTGCCGGAGTCGCTAATTCCTGAAGGCGCCACCACGACCAAAGAAGGTTCGGCGATGATGAACGAATACTACGCCGAACTCAAGAAAAAGAAGATGCTTTGGGATGCTGAGGGAAACAAAAAGCGCAGCGATAACAATATCAGTGACCCGATTGTCCGCAGCAACATTTTCCGGGCAGTCGAGAGGCGGTTCAAGCCCAAGGCAGTTGATGCAATCGTGTCCGGGGATTCATCGAGTGAGGATTGGATGAATGAACCTGCTGAGGATTCTGTTTCTGTGTTGTCGCCAGAGTTGAAGACGGAGATGGACCGGCCGAGTGAAGATCGTCTTCGCTCTGCGGTTGAAGGGATTCGGAATTCGGGCTTTACGGCTCAAGATGTTCAGGCTAATCGTGGAATGTGGACGATTCGGCTTGGTCAGTTGGGTCTGACCGTTGATGAGATTATCAAGGAATTAGAGGCTGGAGTAACTACTCCTGTTCAAGTGCCATAGCCATGCCAACTCGTGTTGATCCATACGATTTCTCAGATATGCCTGTGTCCATCTATGATTTTAAGGACATGCCTCGCGGGTTGCCGTCTTCGTCTCGTCTGAACGATCCGGTTGGACGAGCATTGATCGAAAGCGGGTTGATGACGGCGGAAGACGTTGACCCTTTCAATGCGGCTGCATTTACGCCAGAGCCAGCATCAAGTACGTCGGTTGCGGGAGTGAGGACAGAATCGCCAGCGGTTGTACCAAGCACAGAAACGCCGCAAGAAAACCCATTCCAGATGTTCATGCAGAAGATGAGCGAACTGAATCTGAATCCGCATGTTGCACGATCGGGGCTTGCGGGTCCGGTGGCGGCACTGGGCACTGCCGCAGAAGTGGTGTCTGGCACAGTGGGGCAATTCAGGCAAAAGGCCACTGCCGATATGTCTCTGGCCGAAACCGGATTTGGACTGATAAAGAACGCCGCGGCGGGCCTGATGGATATGTACCCGGCGCTGGCCCAACTTCCAGAGGCTATGCTGCGAGATCCATCGGGCACGATGGAGGCATTGCTGGAGTTTGTGCCCCATCAGGCAATGCTTCTCTGGAAAGCATCAGTTCCGGCAGGGACAAAAGAGGAGCAGGAACAAAAGCGCTTGGCCCAGAACGCTCTCTTTGAAGACCCATTGGGGGCGGTTTTCGCAGCGCTAATCGTAGGTGGCTTGACCCATGTTTCAGTCAAAACCATCAAAAAGTACAAGGCGGCATCGGCAATAGCGAAGTTTGAAGTAGCCGAAGCGAAAGCCTTTGCCGAAGCCGAAGCGAAAGCCTTTGCCGAAGCCGAAGCGAAAGCCTTTGCCGAAGCCGAAGCGAAAGCCTTTGCCGAAGCGAAAGCCTTTGCCGAAGCCGAAGCTGCGGACCTTGCCTACCGTACTGGGACAGACATCTACGGTGATATTGCTAAATCAAGGGCAGAACCCGCCCCCCCCCCCAATGTGCCTACTAGGAGCTTGACGACCAGTGTAGAGACGCCTCCGCCGTCTGGCCAGCCAATTACAGACCCATCTCGTTTGATTGGCATGGCTGGAACGAAGGGCGAGGTGGCTGGGCCTGTAGGGGAGGGGCAGTTCTTCACGAAACCGAAGCTCTATGGCCGGGGCCGGATCCCCGAAGAAAGGGCCGTGGAGAGTGCTCAGTACGGTGGGCCGGAGTTTTCGGAGACGGCAGGTCCGCTTGGTGGCGAATCCCGTTTTTTTGAAGGCGATGTACCCCCGCGGACGATGGGAACCGCTCCTGAAGGCAATTTTATGGATTTCATTGCCCGGTTGAAGGGGGCGAACGGCTATGATGTTACTTCGGGGAAACCACCGAAACCACCGCGTTATCAGCCGTTTCTCAGGTCTGGGCAGTTTACTGAATCGAAGATTTTGGATGAGAAGTTCAAGGCGGCAAATGAACCGTCGATTTTGGAATCGGCGCATCCGCATACTGTTGTTCCAGAAATTTCCGCTACGCCTGCTGGTGTTGCCGAAATTGATGTTCAGGGATGGATGAAAAGGCGAATCGCCAGACAACCGCGTATCTTTGCGGTTATGACTCAGTTTGGCAAGCGTCTGACGATTCCAGAGGCAAAGGCGGCGGTTGCGGAATTGCAGGCAATGAACATGGAGGCTAACCAGTACGCTGGTAATATCGGTGAGGATTTTCGGGGGGTTGGTTCTTTGTTACAGCGCCCTGGACCTGGTCCCGCTTTGCAACGGAAATGGACTGGCACCAAAGTGTTCACTATGGAAGAATGGATGGCCCGGCCGGAAGTGCGGGCATTGTACATCAAGATGGGGCAAGCACTTGAAGATGCTGGTGTGACCATGTTGAAGGCCGATGGTACGACTGTCCCCTTCAAAATGAGTGAAGATTTCCTTCGCACTGGTCCCCAGCGCTGGAAGCTGGACATCCTTGAGAAGATTTGGGATGATGTTGGTGGGGCTGTGGACGCCGCACGAGGCGCAGCTAAGACCCAAGGTCAGAGTGGGAACATTGCTTGGATCGACAATTACCTGAACAAAACGTCTGAAGACCTCAAGTCGATGAAGCAATCTACGCAAGATGCTGTGAAGGCTCTCATTGACGCGAAGGCAGCAAAAACGACAGGGCAAGCGTTGAGAATGCTGGCGGATGAATCATCGAATCAGATGTTCCGGCGAACGGGTGTTGAGTTTCCGCGCACAAGGAGAATGCCCGACTATTTTCTTGAGACAAATCCTGCCATTCTTACGGGTCGTTACATTGGAGAGTGGTCGAGGACGTTAGCTGAGGTCAATCACTTTGGACCTGCACGAGGGCGTTTGGCAGACATCATTGCCCGTGTTGAAAAAGCTGATCCCAGAGAAGGGGCTATGCTTCGGGACCTGTCTGATGTGATGATGGGAGTTGTGGATCGCAGCCATCCAATCAGCTATGGGGCTCATAAGGCGTCAAGGATTTGGGCTAATGCGACTTATGGTGTGAAGATTGGTGCGGGCTGGGCACCAATGATTCAGGTGACACAACCGTTGATTTCGATAATCCCGGATGCGGGGCTGGTCCGCGTAGCACAGGGAACTTGGAAAGCCCTGCACCCAGTAGAGCGTGCCTTGCTACGGAGAACTGGAACAGTTGGGACATCGGCTTTCCGCAAGATGATGGGCAGCTATGGTTCTGCCGGGCCGTGGTCTTACATCCCGACGACTCAGTTTTTTAGCTTTGCAAACCGGGCCCTGGATTATGTGACTGGTGCGACTGGCGAGGTCTTTGCCCGTGATCTCCACCGAATCGCCAATCTTTCCGATGATGTGCTGGCAACTCCAATTGGCAAACTGCGCCGGGATTGGGCACGAACGAAATTGCAAGAGCGATTTGGGATGGATTACACCAAGGCTATCGAACAGTCAGATTTTATCAAGATGACTCAGAAATATGCCAATGAGTTACAACTCCATCCCGATGCTGCTGTTGAACCGAAGTTTTTGAACATGCCGAATACGCGCTGGCTGGGGGTTCTCAAGCGATTTGTGTACAAGCAGACAATTCTCTCGCGTGACATGATGTGGAATGAGATCAAAAAGGGGAACGTTTTTCCTCTTGCTCGCCTGGCGGCCGGTGGTCTTCTTGGTGGAGATATTGCACTGAGAGCGAAAGATAAGGTGCAGGAGATGATTTCAGGCAAACACAAGTTCCGGGCTGACGATCCTTTCTGGCAGCAAATTGCGAATCGCTATGCGGTGATCGGGACGCTGGGAATGATTTCAGACCTTGGCTGGATCGACGAAGACAACCCGGCGCTGGTGCTGCCAAAAATCTACGAGGGGGCGGCATTCGAGATTACACCGGTTCTTTTGAGTGACATTACTCGTGGCGGGAGTATTCTTTTTCAAGAGGCCGCACGAGGCGGGAAGGAGCTTTTTGGCAGCGAAAAACAAAAAGCGGAACTCGATTGGAAGAACCATCTGGGTGAATTGGGTTCGGATGCTGTTGCTGTCCTGGGCACCTTCGGTTATCAGGCATCAAGCCAGATGCGAAGCGACAAGACCGAATCCGCCCAAAGCGAGTACGTCTATAAGCAGCGTCTTTCTGCGGCCCGCCGCGCCTATTGGGGCGGGAACAAAGCCAAGGCATACCGGATTCGTGACGAGTGGAACAAGTATAGACACCAATATCCGATGCTCAATGATCAGAAACGCATGGCTGCCGGGCGCAAAATCACAGACGAGGCCATTTCAGACATTCGTGTAAAAGAGACGTATCAGTAGGAGACAGCACATGACGAAAGAGAAGAGCAACGGGGTGTGGAAGTGGGTGGCAGGGATCCTGGGGCCAGCGGCAGTCACGGTGGGGCTTTTGATGTACACCGGGACACAGGCCAGAATCAGCGAGGGCAACGTTGCCATTCTCGAAGCGCTCAAAGAAGTGAAGGTACAGGTCAACTTGCACGATTCGTCGATCTCCCGGCTGAACACGATCGGGGCTGTTGACAACCAGTGGCAGCAAATGATCGAAAAGAAGATTGACCTTTTGCTGCGGCACAATCAGATTCCAGAGTATCTGTGGCCGTCGATCCCGGCGGACACAACAGGAGGACAGTGATGCTCAAGACACTTCTACAGGATAAGACCACGGCGCTCATTGCGATTGTCGCCATGATCTGCGGGACAGCACTGGTGATTTTCGGCAAGCTGGCCGTGAATGAGGACATGATTTTGAAGGCACTGGCATTCGTGTTCGGCGGGCCGCTGGTATCGAGCGGACTCAACAAGATTTACAACTCGACGCCATCAGAGCCACCGGCACAGCCATGATCGATGCCAGCAAGCTCATGCCCGGCGACGTGATCCTGACCTACGGGGAGTTCCGCTGGTGGCCGCCGAAGTACTGGTTGCTGCCGATCTTCTATGCGGCGATTCACAAGTACCAGAAAGCCAAGTGGGGGCCACAGAGCGATTACAAGCCGACGCATGTACGTGTAGTGCTGGCTCCAGGGTTCTTCGAGGTCACGTATCCCAAGGCGAGATTTGGGTACATGGCAGAGGTCAAGGGGCGATACAAGGTATGCCGATACCGTGGTGACCTGAACGAGAATGCTCTGTACGCCAAGGCGTATGCCCTTGTGGGGTCGGCATACGACATGGGCGACAATCTGGACTTCGGTTTGTCGGCACTTCTGGGATTTCTAACGCGCAACTTTCGGGTCTTTGGAGATCGGGCAAAGAAGTATTTTGTGTGCGGTACGGGGGCCGCCGAAGTGCTAACCAACGGCGGGGCGAAGTTTACAATGCAAGCGATTGATCCGGCCTACTTTGTGAACATGCCGGATTGGGCAGTGGTTCAGGAAGGAGAAGCGTGATCAGGTATCAAGCCTATATTCGCAAACTGGCTCAGGCTCTGAGAACCGAACTCTTCCTTGGGGAATATGCGCTGGACATTGTTTTCTTCAAGGGAGCTATACCGGATTACGAGAATGCTGCGGCGACTTGCGATGTGGACAATACCTATCTTGACATCACCGTAAAAGTGGCTGGCATAGTGCAAAAACACTGGAGAAATAAGCACTACTGGACGATCTGCAACATTTTGTGCCATGAACTGTGCCATGCTCTGACGGACCCTCTTTATCATTGTTCAATTCAGCGGATTCCTGACAAGAAAATAGGAGCATGGGGACTGGTCAATAACGAATGGGAGCGCGTACGGGAACGCCAGACACAGCGAATCACCAATGTCGTGATGGCTCTTTTGCCAAAATCATTTTACTGGCCTGCTACTGTAGGAAATGTTAAGACGGGTCCAAAACCAGTTCATCGAGGAGGAAAAACATGAAACGAATTGGTGCAATTCTCATTCTGTGCCTGTTGCCCTCACTGGCGCTGGCGCAGTACTACACGCCGGTTCCGGCGGAGGAGTCAAAGATTGCTGTCAACTCGACGGTGATTACCATCGTCCGGGGGCCGCACGCTGGGGATCTCTGGCTGGACGCCGGGGTGTCCTACCGGATACTCAGGATCGGATCGGCGCACGTGGCCGTTCTGGCGCGGGCGCTCAGGATCGAAGGACAGCCGCCAGCATCATTCGGCTTGTCCGGGCTGTGGATCGAGCACAATATCCTGGGCTGGGACCGGCTGGACATGATCTATGAAGTCGGCGGCGCGAACAAGATCGCCGCTGGGGATGCTGGCGACAAGGACTGGGGGCTGATTACCGGGGTTGCGGCGAATTTGCACATCTCGGATCAGTCGATGGTGTTCCTCGGCGCCAAGGTCTTTCAGAACGAGCCGGGGAAGATCGAGTCGGCAGGCGTGGGGCTGGGATTTGCGCTCTACTGCGATGAATGGCTGGGCAAGCTCTGGCCGGGGAGTCATCCATGACTCCAGACTCTATTCGCGCAATTGTCATGGCAGTGCTGATGTCGCTGGGCGTTGATACGACATCAATAACCAATCGTGTGTCAACGTCTTACCTCGTGGCAGATTCCATCAGAAGGACAGAATGGAAAAGCGACTACGTAGTGCCGGCCGATTCTTGTGTGGCAATTCAAGACAGGATGAAACTGAGGCAGCAGTGGTATCTCCACACGATCCCTCTAAACAGGGGGCATATCGTCAGAATCGACACGACAGAAGCTCCTCCGATGCCAATACCAGTCGTGATCCCCGACTTTCGCGTTTTCGACACGGTGTGGAGTTGTGATGAATAAACTTCTGAGGTTTTGCGTGGTGGCCGCTCTGCTGTTATACAGCGGGGCGGCATGGGCTGCCCCGGTTCCGACCGGAGCCGCATCCTGGTATGACTCGGCGACCAGCAAGATTCATCAGGCATTCGGACCAATGGGGGCGCCGGTCCTCAATTACCAGAACCCTGACGGCAGGTGGTCATCCTACAAGGACGAATGGGTGCTGGCCGGCCAGTCAAAAGTATGGCGGTCGGACAATGGCCGGGACGCCGTTTACACCGATTCCACGGGAGCCTTTTATGTGCGCCGCGACATGCACTGGCTCGGCATCAGACCGCCTCAGCTGGTCAAGTTCAACACGCTGGACTCCAGCTACAACGTCCTGGCGGCTGCCGATCCCGACAGCGTGACGGCAGCCGGTAACGTCGTGACATTTTGGGGGATTTTCTACGGCGCCAACCTGCGGGCGCGCAACAATCCGAAGATTCTCCAGCTGAGCAAACTGGAATGGGAGTTCACGCAGGCGGCGCGTGATTCGCTCGCCAAACTGACGCCTTGGGCCAACCGGCTGCTTGCGACCGTGCATCGCATTGACGCCGATTCGCTCGGAGTGGCGGCATGGCGCGACCGGCAGGGAGAATTTACACAGACAGCTAGCGGCCGCATGACATCGGGCTGGTTCGATCTTCGTAGCGGCAATGAGCGCATCTGGGTGTTGCCACCGTCCATCATCACCATGGCGGACACAGTGACGGCGATTCCTGTCTGGAAGCGCGTGGCGCTGATCGGCGGCAATCCGTTTTTCTTTGAGGCGTTCAGCCCGGCGCAAACGGCGGCTCTGCCTCCCGGCTCTTTGTATCACGATGTAAAATTCGGGCACGATACCGGAACCGTTTCAGGTGGTGCGAACATTGAAGGTGTTCCCTACGGAATAAAGGCCAGTCCGCCAACATCGGGAACGGTGGACAGCATGGCCGCGATGCTGGACTGCGGCATTGCGGATCATAACGTCACTCCCTCATTGCGCAATTGGGGGGCATGGACACTGGTCACGGGCGGATGCGCGACGGAAAAACTGATCCCTTTCGGGGTCAATGACACCTGGTACACCTTCACGGGGATGAGCGCCGCTGTTACAGCGGGCACGAATTACTGGCTCAATATATGGGGTAATGTCACCGGAGGAACAGTCAGTCTCAATAAGGGCGCAAGCGTGGCCGATTCATCAATGTCGGATATTGGCGACACATATACATCGGCGTGTCCGGCGCTGACAGGCACTTTTGTCGGTGCAAAGGACTGGTGGCTGATTTACTGTTTCTATACGGTGAATGCCGGCGAGCCAGTCACATTCGGATACGATGGCGATGCGGCCAATGTCTACAGTTTGCTGGAGCGTATGGATGCCTCACGATTCACGCCTGAATACAGCGGTGTGGTGGACAGCATTGGTGCGTGGGTGTTAGCTGACGCCACCCAGACGTTTGCCTGTGCGATTTATCCGTGGCGAGGCACGGCGGCGATTGATTCGGCTCCCCGCTTCACCCATGGCACAACAACCCACACGCGGAAAATCACGGCATCGTACCTGAATGCCAGCATCACGGCAGGCACGTGGTACGCGATCTGTATTCAGGCGTCGGGAGTCAACTCGTATTGGATTTATGCGACCACTGGACTCGCAGATACGGACAGTGCGTCGGGAGTTACTCACACATACGGGTCTTGGCCATCATCACCATCATGGCCGGCAACTGCCGGGTACCGCCGAAACTCTGTTTTTGCAATCTATCATATACCGGCAGGGGGGGCCGCCGTTTCTGGCAGGCGGCGGAGACAGCAGGTTGGATCGGCAGATTCTGTGGAGTATCGCACAATCATCGTGGAGGGTGGACGCTACGCAGATGTGCCCAGCAGCAAGACCGATTCGGTCAGAATTGCATGGGGGATACAATGAAGCGGATTCTGGTGTTGCTGGCGGTGGCGCTGTGCGTGGCGGGAAGTGCGCGGGCGCAAATTGTCCGGAATGCCACAACAGGTTTGACTCCGGCGGACAGTCTGCTGCCGATTATCATTCAACTGTGGGACTCGGCGGGGTATAACACGGTAGCCATCGACACGACTTTGGACTCCGCCTACATTATCATCCACTACCCGAACGGCGATTCTTGTTACAGCGACAACTTCGCGCTGGACGTATCAAGCGAAGGCGGCAAGGTTGATCTGGTGCGGCGGTACGGGTCTGTCATTGCCGCGAGTTACACTGACCAGATTTCCAACATCGACGGCATAGGGCGCATGGGGAATTACAGTTACATCGTGGTCGCCCGTGATTCATCGTTGAAGCTCAGCAACCCGCCCTTTGGAATCCGGGGCACGTTCCAGGTGCTGGACACATTACTGAATACGGCCCTGGCCCGGCTGGACGCGGCGGTCAGCAGCCGGTGGGCTGCTTCTGACAGCGCAAACGCCTCGGCCAGCGCCGCCAACAAGACGTGGGGAACATCATTCGGCGCGGCCTTTACCGCTGGTTCGATGGGTGATTCCCTTAACAATCCTACCTATGTGACCAACAATGATTCTGCCTACGTGAAGGGGAACATTGCTGGGACGGTGGCGCAAGTTAATTATGTGGGTTCTAATGCGATTCAGTCCTCATCGTTTCAAACGGGGGCGATCACTAGTGCTTCAATTGCTGATGCCGCAATCGACTCCGCCACATTTGCCAATGACGCTAAAAAGATGATCGCTATTCGTGCGGATTCCGGGACGGCGAAAACGCTTGCCGCTTCTCAAACGTTCAACATGACGGGGAATATCACGGGGAATCTGTCCGGATCGGTGGGATCAGTGACGAATGACGTGGGAGTTAAATCCCCGGACACAATCGCGGTAGTTCTCAATGTCAACAACATCGCCTCGACCGACACGATTACGACTGTCCTGGGCAATGTGAACGGATCGGTGGCGAGCGTCACGGCGAAAACAGGATACTCTCTTTCGGATGCCGCCTACGGGGTGGCTGCTGATTCTCTGGCGAAACATTCGGCTAATGCGTCTCTACCGGACACGACTGTTGGCGGTGCTCTCCGCGAACTGCATGATTCACTCGACACACAGACATGGGCTTCGACTGGGAGCGCTTCCAGCATCGACTCGCTGATGATCCGGCGCTGGGTATGGGACAGCACATCCGGCAAGTACATTCAGGGGGGCGTGCTCTATAAACGGACGGCAGACTCGGTGTATCTGGCCAACATCAAAGCCGCTGACACGGTCAGTCTGGTTACGCTGGCCACGACGACAACGAGTGTCACCAATGACGTAGGAGTCAAAGCCGACGACACGGTCCTCTACGTCCGGCATGTGGATACCGTGCTCTATGTGGCAGTCGCGGGCACAGCCAACAGCGTCAACATCAAACCCGATGACACGGTGTTGTATGTGCGTCATGTTGATTCAGTCATCACAAGCCCATCGGGAACGGGGCTGGATTCAGCGACTACCAGCCGGATTATTGGCCGCAAAGCGTGGGGCATTGCGGCGGGCAATGGTTCTGATTCTGTGGCGGCCACTCTGCGTTACATTGCCAATCCGGGCGGATCATCTGCGGGAACGGGCGACAAACCGGAAAGTCTTTATGTCGTCGATACGTCTGGAGCTGACACACGAATTTCCGGGGCAAAGATCACGCTTCAAAATAGTGCGATGACGCTGACCAGCCCTTTTATTCTGACAACAAATGCCTCCGGGTATGCGATTTTCAACACAGATGCTTCCACCACGTACAAGGCGCTTGCCGACTACGGCGGCTATCTTTTCCCACTGCGTACCTTTACGACGTCTGCCGGGGCAACTGCTGGGATGGATTCGATTCCTGGTTACGATCTTGTTCCGGGTGCAACATCTCCCGGCACGCAGAAGACGACACTTTACGACACACCGCGGGATGCTGGAGGCAATACCCTGCCTTATGCCACAGTCACCATTACGTTAGTAGGAAGCATGGGAGCGTATACCAGCACAACCGCCATTGTGCCGGGCCGGATTGTTGCGAGGGCTAATTCATCGGGTTTGTGGGAAGCGTCAATTTACGGCAACGATTCATTGTATGTTGGAGGCGTCGGATCGACAACAAGTTACGATATCAAGATCGAACACTCGAACCTGGTTCAGCCGGTCACGTACCAGCAGATATTTGTCCCGGCTAACGGAGCAACAACAACACTGTTAAGTCTGCTTCCATAGGAGGCGCAATGCCAAAGGGATACGAGCGAATGAGAGATGCCTTTATTGAAAAAGGAATGAGTGAAGACGCTGCCAAGACAAAGGCCGCGAAGATTTGGAACGCAAAACATTCCAAAAACCCGGTCACCCGGAAAAAACACAAATGAGCTACGATCTGCGCCAGTTCGACGACTTGCTGAGACGGCGCCTTCAGCATCACGCGGCCAGCGGTTTGCCGCTGTACTCTGATTCGGCGGTTGTCTTGCTGTTAGGCACAGCGGCCCATGAGAGCGGATTCGGCACATTTCTGCGGCAAGTTAATGGCCCAGCGCTTGGGATCTTTCAGATTGAACCGCCGACCTTCGAATGGCTGCGGGGGAAATACGAGGACCAGTTCCCGCGATTGCTGGGAGTAACGGCTGATCAATTGGAGTGGGACCTGGACTTGTCGATTCTGGTGGCGCGGCTGCGATATTACGTTGCTCCCCCGCCACTTCCCGATCCGACCGATCTGGAGGATATGGCCGCGTACTGGTTTGAGCACTACAATTGTAGCGGTGTCGAAGCCCGGCGGCAACAGTTCATGCTCGACTGGAAGCGGTATGGGCTGCCATGGGAAACCCATATTGATGTCTGATTCGAGTCCTGCCCCCCAGATGTCATTCTGCAAAGAGAACGGCCCAGCTGTAACTGGACCGTCCGAAAACTGAATCAACACCGCCAAAAGGGATAGGAGGGCGATTCTCTTTGAATCTAAGTCGAGGCCCACCAGCGGTCAAGCTTTATTTCGCATAGCAACCCGCGTGCCGGATTGCCGGATGCCGGCCGGATTTATTTTCAGACGGGGTGAAGATTTTCCTTGCACACGTGTATAGACACTCGTATAAATGACGACAAGGAGAATGAGGACACATGCCAAAACACCATGAACATGAAATCGAGGCCCCATCGAAATTGTGGGCATGGTTGCGAACCCACACGATGCCAAATTGGAGACGCATTCTCTGGCGTGATGTTGCTGTTGCCAGCAACATGAGTCATGGCACACTCTACGCAATCGCCAAGGGTCAAGAGCCGACCGCGGAGCAAAAAGACGCGATTCTCGCGGGGCTGCGGTCGATGGGATTGGACGTCAAAGAAAAGGATCTGTGGTGATCAATACTTTAGGCTGCGTGGATTCCTGCGTTTTCACTGCGGCCGAACGGGCGCGGGGTTTGAGGCCCCTCCTTTTCCCCGCGTCCCAAAACACCCCCGGAGCTCACATGGAAGAGCAGCGGCTTTCTAAGCCGATGGCAGCGGGTTCGATTCCCACCGGGGGTTCAGTTTTCGTCCTTCGCAGCGCTACTCCGGGTAGCGCACATGCGATGGTCCAGCCGGGCGCGCCCGCACTGGTGCGCCCGGCCCCCAGGAATTCAGCGGAAACAACGGATACAACCCTAACCAGAAGGAGACATCATGAATGAGAATGCGGTTCCCACCGAGCCAGTCGGGCCAATTAAGAAGAAATCTATTATCGAACAATTCACCGAGGAAATTGCAGTGCGGAGCGTGCTGCTGGAACGAACGATAGCTCTCCACGAGTACCTCACGACTCAGCCAGAACTCGTCGCCAAACTGGAGGAACTGGGCGCAGACATCTATCTCTGACCCCTGAAGCCTGACGTGGCAGAAATCCTCCAGATCATGGCAAAGTGGGGGCTTGCATGAATAACCTGAACCCTAAGATGGAGGGTATGCCACCGGACACAATCACGCTTGGATCATCGGTGGGCCGTGTGCCAAAGGCCATCAGGATCAAATCGCCGGAGTTGAGCCCCCGGCAACAAGCGCCAGCGGTCGCGGGCGAAGTCACCGCATAGGATAGCGTACTGACGACAAACAACCCGGCGGGCGGGGAGCCGTAGGAACCGGCGATAGCAAATGACACCGAATCTGCCCCGCTTGCCGGGGAATCGAAAAGGAGGATGGATGAGGCAACTCGAAATTGAAGTGTCGGCTGAGACTGGCGGATTCCGAATCATCTGCCAGGTCGTCGATTACAACCTCGACAAGGCGATCATCGCTACCAGCGGAGCCGTCTGCTCCACCTACTCGCAGATCTCAACGCGCATCAAGGCTCTGGTCACGGTGGCGCAGGAGCACATGCAGCCAATCGACCCGAAGTAATCCACGCGGCACTATTGCCGCAAACAGGAGGGCTATGCCGAAAACGAACGAAGCGAAAATCGAGCCGGAAGTTGCGCCAATGCCCGAGATTACCATCGAATCCAAGAAGGAGCCGACAAAAACGCCGATCATCAAGTCCAAGCGCTGGCTACGCTATGATTTCAAGCAGAATGAGATCGTTGACCAGAGTAAGGCACTCGCACAGAACATCGAGCGAGTTGCGACCCTCGACTCTGAACTCGACAGCATCAAGGCCACCTATAAGGCCAAGATCGGATCGGCCGAGAGTCACATCACTTTGCTTTCGCAGGCCGTAAACAAGGGCTACGAAATGCGGGACATCGAATGCATTACCGAAATGCACGCGCCGAAGAATGGCTGGAAGACCACCAGCCGCGTCGATACGGGCGAAATTGTTGAGACTGAAAAAATGGATGCTCACGAGATGCAGGAACAACTGCCGCTTGGTGGCGATGCGGATGATGATGATGACGATGGCTCAGAAAGTGAAGGCGAATGATGCGAACTCTCACCAGACCCGAAAGCGCGGTCCTCGCGTGCGTCCCGGAATCGACACGCGCCGCATTCATGCGATCCGGGACTGTCAAGCAGGGGGCCGCAGATAGACATAAATACCACCCCGCAACCGTCGAGGCCGTCTGGTTACGCCTGATTGCGAGCGGTCTCATCGAAGAGACCGTGGGTTTCTGCCGCCGGACGGCGGATGGCGACATGGCGTTGGAACCACAAGGAATAAACGTATGACCACGCTCAGACTCGCGCATAATCATACGATCTGTCACTGCCAGAGTTGCGAGCGGCTGAATCGCTCGCATGTTCGGCAGGTCATCGTGGTCTATTTACCCCGCGCGATCGCGGCGTTGTTCGGCGGGTTCATGATCTACCACATCGTGCGGTGGGTTGTGACCGGGTTTCCGGGACTGATGAGAATTGGCGGATAACCGAAGCCCCGACCACAACGCCGGGGCAAGAGAGGAAGAACAAATGAACGACAAGACTGTCATCACCATCGAGCGAGTGTCGAATGGCTACGTCATCTACAACGGGGCAGGCACCTATTCGAGTGATCACCCGGTTGCCGTCTCCATCGACGCATTGGGGATTGGCGCGTACATCATCGCGCAATTCCAGGACGAAAAATCCAAAAAAGAAGAGACGCCAGTCACCATGTAAGGGACCGGCGCCTCAACACAAGAACAACCGAGAGGAAGGTAATCATGGGGACCGATCAGTCAATAGCAAATTCACCGCCGGAGAACGGCAGCGGATTCAGGATCGTCCGCCTCCAGGCGCAGAACGTCAAGAAACTCAAAGCGGTGGACATCACGCCGAAACCGGGCGCGCCGCTGGTGATTGTCGCCGGCAACAACGGTGAGGGCAAGACCAGCGTTCTCGATTCGATCATGTGGGCGCTCGGGGGCGCGGACGCCGTACCGAAGGACCCGATCCGACACGGACAGACAAAGGCCGTCGCGACGGTAGACCTCGGCGAATTCGTCGCAACGCGAACGATCAGCGCCAAGGGGAACACGCTGGAAGTGCGGCGTAAGGGCGTCCGCCAAGACCAACCGCAGACCATCCTCAATGATCTTCTCGGGCGGCTGACATTTGATCCCCTGGAATTCTCGCGCATGAAACCCGCGCAACGGTTGGAAACACTGCTGTCGCTGGTGAAGATCGGCCTGAATTTGATGGCACACGCGGCCAAACGCAAAGAGGCGTTCGACCGGCGCACGGGCGTCAACCAACGCAAGCGGGACCTGACCGGGGAATTGCGGGAGGTCGTCGAACCAGAGACCGATCTGCCGACCGCGCCGGTGAATGTGGGAGCACTGGTGACCGCCAAAAACCGGATGCAAGCGGTCATCGACAGCAATGAGCGGATTCGCCGGGAGTTTAATGCAGAGGTGCAAGCCGCCGGCCTGCTCCGAGTGTCCATCGAAGACGCGAAGCGTCAGATCGCGGAGAACGAAAAGCAACTCGCGGTTGCCGATGAACGGATCTCCGGGTGCAAGCAGGCAATCGCGGCGCTGGAGACGCCCGACATGACGGCCATCGACGCGCAGATCGCGGACGCGCATAACCTCAATACCAGGATTTCCAAGGCTGCGGACTACGCTCTGAAAGTCCAGCGGCTCGGAGCCGTGACCGCCGAAGCCGATGAGCTTTCGACCGAGATCCAGACCCTCGACGATATGAAGGAATCGGCGCTCGCGGCGGCAACATTCCCGGTGGACGGACTCTCGTTTGCCGAGGGCGACGTATCGTTCAACGGCATCCTCTTCGATCAACTCTCATCTGCCGAACAACTCCGGGTGTCGTTGGCGATGGCGATGGCGATGAACCCCAAGCTCCGCGTCGTGCGAATCACGGACGGGTCGCTTCTGGACGAAACGAGCCTCGGGATCGTCTGGGCAATGGCGCAGGAGAAGGAGTATCAAGTCTGGATCGAGTGCGTCGGCAATCGCGCGGATGCGACCGTGGTGATCGAGGACGGGGAGGTGGTGGGCGCATGAACGCATTCACCGGACAGGCCGCAACCGCCGTGATGGTGCGCGACGAGGAACCATCGATTTCATCTCTGATGCAACTCACCATCTCCAAGCTGGGAGGGGAATCAGCGGCGGGCGTTGTTGAAGTCATGGGGAAGCTGGTCGAACTCCATGAACGAGTTGAGGCGCGGCGGGCGGCGGGGGAATTCGCAGTGGCAATGGCAGAGTTCCAAGACAAGTGCCCCCTGATACCAAAAAATCGGACGGCGACTGTTACTAAAGCCGGTGTCAAGCTGTATTCCTACCAGTACGCCGAACTGCCGGAGATCATCAAAATCGTCCGTCCAATTCTCCGGGAACTGACAATCTCATATTCATGGGACAGCCACAGGGTCAGCGACAAGAATGACGACATGGAGTACACCTGCACATTGCGGCACGCGAACGGGCATAGCTTCAGTTCATCCTTCACTTCAGGGGTGGATACCAAGGCGGACCTGAGTGGATCACAGAGATCTGGATCGGCGCTGAGCTACGGAATGCGTCAATCCATGATTCAGGTCTTGGGTCTGACGGCGTGCGCCCCAGACGATACGGACGGGGCACCCGCACCGCCGGACCAGCTCAATAAGGGGCAACTCGCAAACCTCGAATCGCTATTGACAGAAGTTGGGGCGGATCGGCTGCGGTTCTTGAAATTCATGGCGGTCGAAAAGGTCGAAGACATTCTGCAATCCGATCTGCGGAAGGCGATTTCGATGCTCGAAGAAAAACGCCGCCGGAAGGAGGCTCAATGATCCGGCTCGATATGCTCCAGGGTAGCCCCGAATGGCTGCAAGCGAGAATCGGAATTCCGACCGCCTCCCAGTTCCACCGGATACTGACCCCGAAGACCATGAAGCCGTCGGCATCGGCTACGGGCTACATCCACGAATTGATCGCCGAATGGATTCTCGGAACCCCCCTTGATGACTATACCAGTCAGTTTATGGAACGCGGCACCGAGCTGGAAGATGAGGCGGTCAGTTGGTACGAGATGAGAGAGGACATCACAACCGATCTTGTTGGCTTCTGTTTGCGGGATGATCGTCTTGCGGGATGCTCCCCGGACCGGTTGGTAGGAGAGAACGGCGGACTCGAAATCAAGAACCCCTCAGCCAAGGTCCATGTCGGCTATTTGCTCGGTTCGATGGATGAGGATCACCGCTGCCAGGTGCAAGGGGCGCTTCTGGTGACGGGGCGCGAGTGGTGGGATCTTGTCAGCTACAATCCCGTCATGCCCAGGGTCTGTGTCCGGTGCTACCGAGATGAGAAGTTCATCGCTGCGTTAGACGCGGCGCTCGATGCATTCACCGCTCAACTGGCCGAAGCTAAAGAGAAGATGATCGCGCTCGGTTGCACACCCGCCGAAGCGCCGAAGAAAGTCAGTTGGTCCGATGTCTCCCAGGAGGTAACGCCATGAGCGAGCCACGCGAACCTATGAGCGACGAACGGCGGGCGGAGTGGAACCAGCGGATTGTCCACGAAGCAAGTGACGATCATCTGGGGTCCGCTGATTGGATTGTAACGATGTACGACGAGATGTCAGCCGAAATCGACGAGGCGTTAGTAGTACCAGCCGCAGAAACGAACGGCGGGACAGCGGGCCTGAAGAACAGACTGGATGTCCCATGATCCCCAAGTGCTACTCGGAGGACAAAATGACCATCCCGATGAACGAGCGACACAAAAATGTAGACTGGTTGCTGCGTGAACCGGGCCATGGGCCAAGCGGACATACATACTCTACGACAACCATTACACTGGCTCTCCTCATGGACATCCGTGATGAGCTGCAAGATCTCAACCTGATGCTAAACTGCCCTAACTTCATGGATATCCCACGAACATTACAGGCGATCAGAAAGAACACGGCAAAACGTAAGACGAAAAAGAGGACATCATGACGACCACACCCGATCCCCGGATCATTCCGGGAATGGACCGGACGCCGACGGATATGGAATGCGAACTGGCCGTCCATTTTCTGGCAGGTGATGATATGGCCGACAGACAATCCGTGCGGGAATGTGAGAAGGAGATTGCCGAATTCCGTGTCATCGAGTGGCGCAAAGCCATCGAATGGGTCTTAGAATCAATCCGTGCATTAAATGAATTTGACTCGTCGATTCCAATCGCGGTGGTAGTGCGAAATTGGAACGAGCGGATGTCCGCCCACGACGCGGCGGTCGCCGAACGGAAGAACGAAGGCCGTGATGTCCAGTAAGAAGAACGGTCTCTACCTCGAAACCACGTCGATCGATCCGTCGAAAACAGTGGGTGAGATTCAT